TTCTTTTTAGGAAACTTCTCGTTTTTAGCACCTCTAAACTTTGCGTTTTGATTGGGTTCATAATCGTGTTTACAACACATAACAGCATAGTCATCATCTCTCATATTCCAAAGTGTTTTTATATCTGTCCTTAATAACATATCACAATCCATAAAAATAGACCAACCTTCGTAGTTTGAAAGATATGGTGTTAAAAATCTACTAAATGCAAATTCAGTTGATTGATTTTTTGCCTTTTCTCTTGTAAATATATTTCGTGTTGTTGTTAAATCAATAGGTGTTATACTTACTGGTTCGCTTGAGTGTTGTCTAATACTTTCTGATAAAACGTGAAATGCTATCTTTTCACCTTCATCATAACCTATAAAAATGTTTATCATATTGTTGCCTCTGGACTTTTACCTGTTAGTTTTCTACGGCCTTTGGTGTGGTCATAGATAGGTCCTAATACAGACCTTGCCTGTACATGGCCTGTTTTATTATCACCAATGTTATGATTTTTTGTACCACGTTCTTTTTCAAATTTCATTCTAGCATAATCCCATATAAAACTATCGTGTTGCTCTTCTAAGGTATATATAGTGTCATTATCATATAACTCCTGCATATAACGAGCATAGTCTTTTGTATCTTTGTGTTTTAAATTAAAATATAAAAAACCACATTCACTATAATTTGGTCTACCCAAATAGGTCATCATACAATCGTTTTTGTGTATGTGTTTTTTTAACCATTCTTCATCAATTGATTTATAAAATACACTATCAGCGTCAATACCTATTATACCATCAACATCTTCGTTTAGTATTGCGTGTGTATAGGCATATACTTTGTAACAAAATCTTACACCATCTTTACGATAGTCATTTGTTTTTTCTTCGTAACTTGTATATTTGTATTTGTTTTTGTTTCTTTCTACAAATGATTTACAGTTAGGTACTTCATCAAACATATCACCATCTTCATTATAAATCTTTAAAGGAAAAGACCAATTGTAAGTTGATTGAAACCTATGAGCATAGGCATCAAATAATTTATTGTTCCAAGTTGTTACTGTTAATATTTTCATCTTTGCTCGCAAAATATGTTCTAGTAGGTAAATCTTTGTAGTAATATATTGACTCTGAATTAACTACATTATCAATTGCATAATTTCTAGCTTCTAACCATCTTTTTATTTCTCTAACGTTTGTACCATATCTTTTGTAATGTTTATCTTTTGATTCTAAAACTATGATAGGTTTACATACTTTAATAGTATATTCACTACCCTTTAATACTTCTAACTCATAACCCTCTACATCTATTTTAATAAAGTCAACTCTTTTAAAACCAAAACTATCTAATCTTTTCATATCAACTTCATATGTACCAGATTGGTCAACATATGGATTGCCTGTGTTGTCATCATCTGTAGATAAGTTTATTTTACCATCGCTAGCACCTAAAGCACAATCATATAGTTTGTAATTCTTAATATTTCTATCTGTGAGGTTTTTTATTAGACATTCTTTATTAAGTTTTACAGGTTCAAAACAGATTAGTTCTTTAAAGTGATTGGCCATATCTACAGACCAAAGACCTACATGAGCACCAATATCTATAGCGACTTTACTTCTACCTGCATATTTTAAGGAAAATGATAGTGCATAATCTCTTTGTTGTGTCTGATAGTCATAACCTCTATTAACAGGAGATTGTTCTTCTAATTTCTCTGCTATATGTTTATCACTATCAGGTAACCACCAACCAAAAACCTTTTTCATTATTTACCTCTTAATACAATAGCTTCTGATAAACACTTGTTTCTAGGTCTATTTAAAAACACTTCGTAATTGTTATTTAAATCTTTTAGTAGTTGTTCGTATTGTTGTAAACTAGTTTCATTGTCAATTAGTTTAACTTCAAACTCAATTAAAAACGCTTTGAAAGGAACATCATAAGTTAAAATTTCTGTACAGAAATCATACCACACACCCTCAATATCAGCCTTAATAATATCTGGTTGTGGCATATCTTCTTCCATAATTTGTTTTAGATTTTTACATTCTACTTCAATATATGAGGGATTTTCACCAAATTGTGGTAATGGTAGTAATGAATAACATCTTGTTAAATCATTCTTATCATAATAAAATTTCATTTTACCTGGTGTTTTATTATATGCTATTTGATGAAATGTCATCTTGTCTTTACCTGGAAAGTTTGTTTCAAATAGTTTTACACTATCTGGTGTAGGGTCATAACAATGTATATTCATATTAGGATTATCTTGCAACATTGTCTGTTCCCAACCTACATCTCTATGTACGCCTAGTGATAATACATTTGTACTATCTTTGACCACACTTTCTGGTAGCCAGTAGTTCTTATATTGTTTAAAGTTTTGAGGTTGCATATAAATGCCCTCTAATCTTTTAATCTCATTTAAAAGTTCTTGTTCTTTCATATTACCTCACTAATATTATATCTAACGGATTTGGTTTTTCAAATCTGTACATTACTTTATAGTTTATAGATTGTAAAAAATTTAATGCGTCATCTTTTACACCTTTATTATATAGTTCTTGTGAACCATTTTCTTCGATAACAATAACAGGATTATATTTTTCTATTGTTGCTATTGCACCCTTTATTACTTTTAATTCGTGTCCTTCTACATCTATCTTTATATAGTCAACATTTAAAAAGTTATAATCATCTAATCTTTTTTGGTGTACAACTTTTTGACCCCATTCACATATAGCACCACCCTGTGTTAACACATCTGCTGTTTCATCACCTAATGCAACTTCATAATAAGACAACTTTTTATGTTCATACTTCATTCTAGGTCTAAAATCAAATGCGTGGACTTTTTCAAAATCTTCTACCATTGGTTTAGAAAAATCACCATCTCTACAACCAACATCTACAGCTGTTCTAAAGTTTTTAATATATGGTTTAGATTTTATATAAGTTTCTAAACACCAATCGTAATTAGTCTTCATAAATTCTCTAACCAATCTATAAAATCCTTTGACCATTCTTTATAGGCATAATGATTTGGATGTTGGTCACCCTCTGCTAATTCATATTCGACATTTGATTTTACCATATCAAACATACTATACTCTGGTTTATAGTAATAAGACCAATCAATTTGTTCTTTAATTTTTTTGGTCTCCTCATTTTTATGGTCATATTTGTATCCTATAGAATTGTAGATATAATATTTTAATCCTAACTCTTTTAATCTTTTTTGTATTTTTAAAATATTAAATAATACGTGATAGCTTGATGTTTCGTTTATGTCACCATTTGTCACCTCTGCCCATTTTAATGTATGAAAATAATCACCTTTAGTAGTAGGTCCTTTTGTATAGGCATATTTAATACAGTTTTGTGATTCATCTGTTTTACCAAAAAAACTTGCTTTGTATTCTCGTTTTTTATTATAAATTTGTTCATTGTTTGTTATGACTTGAAATCTGCCTGACGGTGGCACACCAATTAAAACAATACCATCTTTTTCAAAATCATAAGTATATAACTTTCTTAATACACCATCAATACTATTACCGTTACGAGCAAGATTAACTTCATCTATATTTAAATATTCTGCAATGTAAGTACCAGGTCCTCTATGTTCATCACATAATTTATTTCTTGTAGGCACACAATTACCATATGCAAAACTACAGCCTAAATTATACAACTTTGACATTATATTTTTCTTCAAATTTTTTGGCATCCCAACGGTCATTTACCATTGGCATACCTTTTATATTTAATGATGTGTTTAATAACATAGGGCAACCCGTTTTATCTTTCCAAGTTTTAAGTAAGTTATAAAAACCTTCATTATCTTCTTTTGTAACTGTTTGTACTCTACTGGTACCGTCTGCATGAATAATAGCAGGAAACTCTTTAGGATATTTACACTTGCCAACAAACTGCATATAAGGACTTGTTTCTTGTGGCATTTCAAAATAATTATGTACATCTTCTAACAATATTGATGGTGCAAATGGTCTAAACTTTTGTCTTTTCTTAATTGCATTTACCTTATCTTTAATTTCATCACCTCTAGGGTCTGCCAACAAACTTCTATTACCTAATGCTCTAGGTCCAAACTCTGCTCTACCACTAGCCACACCTACAATTTTATTAGTTTCTAATTCTTTTATAATACTATCAATAGGATATTCGCCCTCTATATTAAAACCTAAAAACGGACCTTTCCAATTTAATCTTTGTTTTGTAACAGCAGGTATACAACCTAATGATGACCCACTATCACCAGGATTTGGCATAATCCATATATTTTTTTTTAGATTACTATTTGCAACACAATTTAAGGCACAACCACCACTTAAAACTAAATTTGTTTTTCTACAATATTTTCTAACAATTCTTGTCAACTCTTTTTCATAAACATATTGCACAGAAGCAGCTAAATCATATGGTTTTGCCCACGACAATATATCTTTACTAATACCTTTATGATTATTTCTCTTTAATAAAAATTCTTCCATGTATTCAGTAAACATAGGTTTACCGTAGGCAGCCATACCCATTGTAATATATTCTTCTTCGTTTGGTTTTAAACCTATTCTTTGTGTTACAGCAGAGTAAAATAAACCAAGAGATAAAGGATACTGTTGACGAGCAACCATTTTCTCATTATCCCATATTGTCATGGTTTCCATTTCACCTATTGCGTCAATAGTTAATGTCATTGCGTCATCAAATGGTGCTGTGTAGTAACCACCAGCCATGTGAGAATGATGATGTTTTACATATTCATCAATCTTAATACCAAACTGTTTTAAATAAACACTAGGCAGTTCTTTATAATCAAAAGCATATCTATACTGATTAGCTTTTAATTGACGCCATTTTTTCAACCATGGTTTTTCATAATAGACAACTAAATCAAAAGGACCATAACTCATAGCCTCATCAACTATTTGTTGATTAAGATATTGGTCATTTTTTATTTTAGAATATCTTTCTGCATGAGCAGCCCATAATATTTCCTGACCGTCAACAACGGCCATAGCTGCGTCATGGTTTAGACAATTTATACCTAGTATTCTCATTTGTATATAAAAGGATCCTCATCTTTGGCTCTAAACTTTTGCCATTTAGATTTAATCCAATTAATTATTTTTTTTATCATATATTTTCTCCTCGTTTATATACTTATATGCAAACCCAGATTTCATTTCTGATAGTGTAAATTGAGAACCTAGTAATGAATATAACCATAGTTCTCTATCTGGCATTTTTGGTTTTTCTATTTTATCTAACTCTTGTAAACTGTAACTTACTGGTGCAGCTGGTGAGTGTTTACTACTAAAACTTGGTATACCTTTTACAACTGCTTCAGAGGCACACATTGAGTGCCAAGAAACTATTGCCCAACATCCTTGTAAATCTTCTTGTAGTGGTTTATGTACCTTTTGACCAAAGTCAGCATTATCTACAAACTTATGTCTAACCTTAATAGGTCTATTTGTATGTTTTTTTAGTTCTTTTACTATTTCAGTTTCCCATTCGTGTCGGCATAAACCATACCATCGTGCTGTATGTTGTGATGGTGGTATGACTAATATATGACTATTGGAACTATCTTTTCTCCAAGGTTTTAATTTAAGTTCAGCTGTTTGTTCTTGTATTTTTTCAAATCGTTTTTTATGTTTAGGATTGGTATCAATATAATTTTTTTGTGTATTATTTTTAATTACTCTATACCATATATCGTTAAATTCAGGATGTTTTTGATAATGTGAAGCAAAGAAATATGGTTGGTCAAAATAGTACCAGTTATGTTTATCAAAATATTTTTTAAGTGTGTGGGTATTTCTTATAATACCTTGAAAAGCAATCTCATCACCTTCTTCTAAATCATCTTTAAAATTAGGCCAAGTGTTTTGATAAAACTGTTCACCTTGTCCTGTATTTTGTGTTTTATACTTTATGTTTTTAAACTTTTCTACAAAAGCATATAAAAACTGACTACTTGCATATTTGGTTTCAAAGACGTGTATCATATCCTGCTTTTCCTACATAATAAGCATCAACTATATCTGTTACAGGATTATTTAGTTTTGTTTGGTCAAACTCTTTTATTAAATCAACACCTGTATCTTTGACAAACTGTTCATACATTTTTAGTTTATCTGCGTTACCTTTACCTGTAGCATTTTTCTTTACTTGGCCAGGTACAATACTTTCAAATCTTTTGTTTAGTTTATATAGTTTATGTTTTAAGGCACCCATATTTTCTGCTAAATTAAATACAAGTCCTTTACTACCAAATGAATATCCTTCTACAAAAATATTACCAATAGCAGTATCAATAATGTTAATCGCCCAATCGGAAATCTGGTCGTGTCTTTGAGTCTCGGAGGTATAGGGTAAATGTAGTCTGCCATTTATTTGTCCATTACAAAAATCACCTTCATATTTTTTTACATTTGTAAGATAATATATCTTACAGTTTTCAAATTTAAATGTTCCTCTACAAACACATATAGCAGGACTACTTAAACTATAATCAATTCCAATCGTCTTGGTCTTCTTCATCATTAAAAATTGCATCCTCTTCTTCTATAGAAGTGTCTGCACCACAGAAAGGACAAGTCGTTGGTTCTAAATCTTCATCATCCCACTTAACGTGGTATGATACTTCACAGTTTTTACACGAGATAGTTGTTGTATTTAAGTCTGGTGGAGTAAGTGTTGTCATTATAGTTT